CTGCCGCTGCTCGGTTACGCAAACCAGCCGGCCGGTACGCGAGCTCGAAGAAGCCAGTAATTTCATCCCCGATCCCGGATTCGACGGCAACCCTGGAATTGATAAGAAGCTGTTTTCCGATACGAATGAATACCAGAGCGTCTATAAGACCGATGAGCAGATCCGGATTGAAAAAGAGGCCCGTAACCTGATGGAAAATGCCTGATCAGGCCTTCGATAAGGAACTGCGTGAGCTCGGCAAATGGATCAAGAGCGGGCTAAAGGCCATACCCGGTGCCATTAAGGTGATCGGACTGGAGTTTATTCACGACAACTTTGCCAAACAGGGCTTTGAGAAGTCGCCCGGAGGGGTGATTCCATGGCCTAAACGTAAACAACCGCTGACTGGAAGCAAAGCAGCGCAAAAAAAGCGCCGCCAGGGCCGGAGTATCCTGGTAGATAAGGGATTTTTGCGCAGATCCTGGGCGGGTGACTCAAAAAGCGCCGCAGAGGCTGTATACTTCACCTCCCATCTGCCCTATGCAGACGTACACAATGAGGGAGGAAAGGCAGGGAGAGGCACGGGATTTACCATGCCGGAGCGTAAAATGATTGGCGACTCAACCGCCCTGCAGCAACGGATTTACAAAGAGGCAAATCGCATTATTGAGGAAAAACTTAACTTCAAATAACATGCTTACCGATATTTATACCGCCATAAAAACGCAGCTCACCACCGTAGTAACCGCGGCAAAGGATATCCAGTGGTTTAACATGCAGTACGATACTACCATTGCCACCGATAACATCCTGCTGATAGAATTCCCGGATCCGATTGTATTTCCCCAGGAAAGCAACCAGCAAAAAACCGGAGAGATCCGCATCCGGATCCACGTAGTACATCAGATGCTGAGCCAGCACGATGGATCCATCACCGACAGCCTGGTTACCGACCACGATACCCTGGCCGAATCGGTCCGCACGGCGCTCAGCCGGTTCCGGCCCTCTGGCGGATACTGCAATACCCTGCAGTTTACCACCTGGCAGCACTGGCACCGGATGAAGGGACTCATGATCACGTTTGTAGACTTCTCCACACACAAAAAGATTGTATAACGAAAAACCCCGGCTCAGCACCGGGGTTTTTTGTTATCTCCTTCCCATCAGCAGGTCCATAATCTCGATCCTGAGGTAATCCTCCTTAACCAGCATCACCTTATCCATGATCTTGATCAGTCGGTCGGGATTGAGCCGGTTATACCGCAAGCGGCCCTCATCCAGCGCCTTTTGGGTAACAGCCGGTTTACGGTTCAGTGTGTCCAGGACAAGTTGCTCCACCCAGTCTCTGAATTTCTTTCCACGCTCACTCTGCACATAAAATCCCAGGCGAATAATACCGCGCTTAGTCCAAAAAATCAGTTGTTTCGATGATCGCATGTTTTGAATAGCGGCCATTTCGTGGCCGCCCCTGATAAAATGAACTCCTTCCGAAAATTCAACCTTGTGATTATTACGATGATGCCTAATGGTCACAGGACTCACCCCATAACCAGCAGCAACATCTTTAGTACACATCAGAAATTCCCTGGTCTTATCTGGAATAACTCTAACCGTGAGGTCATCCATAACTTTTAACGCCACCGCTTTCATGACGCCCTCCTTTCCAGGTGTAACTGATCGATCCGGATGAGATGCCCTCTCAGGCATTGGTACACGTAAGAAACTTCACCGCGAAGCTCCTGATCATCGGAGTCGGGAGAGCCCACAAACGAAATAAAAAGTTGGTGTAAATGTTCGGGAAAATAGCCGGGTTCGGCTTCCCTGATGAGATCATTGACAATTTGTTCGGCTGTCAACGGCCGGTCTGCGCACATTACGCATTCATTTTTTCTGTCGTGCATGACATAAAAATTTGGTAGTTAAACAATGAGGGGAGATCACTGCACGACAGTCCTATGTGGTCACAGGTATGAATACAGTACTTACAACTGCCTGTCTCCCCCGTTGTTTTTTCTCATACAATGTGATCATGAATTACTTGAACTGAACGTGCACCACAAATGTATGAAAAATATGAATCCACCAACTATTTTAAAAAGAACGCTATTACACCTCCAGCTTTGCATGAAAAACCTTCATCATCACCAGGCCGATGGGCCCGGCCAGATGGGCGGGTGCCTGGCACCAAAGCAGCGGATAAATCGGGGCCAGCAGGTACCGGCACCGGGGCACGGTATAGGTGCTCACCGGCGTATCACAAACGATGGTGGCCGCCTTAAGGGTAACTACCAGTTCAAAGGGCTTTGAAAACGGAGCCAGGGGCTCTTTGCGGACATACAACGCCCGGAAAGGATCATACCGGGTGATCACGGCGTGCGACATTTCATTGAGGTGCTGCGGTGTGTTCGATTCCAGGGCATCGAGCTCGGGAGTAATGTATTCCTTTTTAAAGATCTTATGCGTCTTGCTCAGGAACCAGGCAGCCTCGGTTACCTGCAGACTACAGCTCAGCTGAAGGCCAAACGTAAACCGTCCCCGGGATACCGCCTGATTTCCAACCAGCATATTCATGCCAAAGGCCATAGAAAGCCCGTAAATCGATTCAGGTTGATCAAGAGACCAACAGCCGCAGGCAAAATGATCGTTGAAAAATGGGTACGGAAACAACTCTATGCCCTCTGTTTTGTACTTACACTGATCGTTCATCAGACCCTCGGCCCAGTTTACCGCATAACTCGGTCCGGCTCCATACGGAAACCAATCCATGCGGGCCTTAAAATGCCGGGCCACAAGCTCCGGATCGTTCCAGGTGGTGATATTGTAGAGGGTTTTCATATCCGTTATCCCAGCAAAAAATCCCGGTATAAATTCAAAAATGTCCGCCCTGCGTGTTCGGCCAGTTCCTGGCTTGAAAAGCAAAGCCGAGAACCGACGTGCGTGTACGTACACGAAGCCCCGTCATGCGAGCAAACGTAACCGAAACCCGCATACGCCCCACTATTCGCAGAACCACCAACGATCGTGAACCAAGGGTACCACTTTCTCTGGTTGGTATTGGTCCAGTCGGGTTTCCATCCCTGGTTCAAAACATCTGCAATGACCATCAGCTTGAATTCAGCCACCATTCTTTTTACATAGGGGTTTTTAAGATCTTCGATTTCCTTAAGCTGCACCCGGATATTGGGGTAAAACTCCTCTGCCAGAGTAAGGGCATCTGCTAACGTTTTTACCCGTTCACGTATATCGATAGCAAAATATTCTTTTCCAAATTCTGCCTCCAATACTTTACGGATCAGGAGATCACCTTTCCGATAAACGGTAAATAATTTGTTTTCAGTTTCAGTCATTTTGTGAATTATTTGGTAGTTAAAGTTGAATCCTGCATCATTTTGTTAGTTTTGGCAAAACGATCAAAAGCCCGCTCCGCCTGCATCCTGGGAGTGTATTGCCGGATCCACCGCTTCGGGGCCCTGCCGGTGGTAGTATGCACGGTATATTCAATCGTTTTGGCAAAGGTGAACGCCATGGCCGGAAACTGCACCAGGGGTTTAAATACCCGGGTTGCCGCGGGATCCCACTGGTTCATCGGGATAATGGATACCATCAGCCATACATTGGTGGCTGCCACTTCGAGCTTCAGGATATCCTTGTATTCCTGCAGGTACTGCTCCCGGGTAAAGGGATCCGCTTGCAGGGATTTTTGCGGGGCGATCACCTGAGCCGGTGCCGCCATAGCCGCCGCTAAAATCATGATAAAAATCAGTTTTTTCATTTGTGTCAGGTTAAAATAAGAGTTGTTGCGCGCGCTGTGCCCGCTGTGCCTCGATCTCCTTGATTTGCTTTTTGGCCGGGATATCGAGATAATGATAAAAGGTTCGCATACTGATGTGAAAAACGTCGCGTATCTTGTTCCGATAGACCCAAACGTCGGTATATCCTTTGCCTCCACGGCCATACTCCTGCCATACATCCTGTACTTCGAGAACCCGTTTTAAATAATTTAAGCGATTGTAAGCCATGATGTTGATATTTTTAATTAAGAATCAAACCACTCAGTAGCGTAAAGTTTTTTTTCGAAGGGTAGCGCTTGTTATTTTCTGCGATCCCGCGGAACTGGCGGATCAGCTCATCGAGCTCCCGCACGGTGTATTCATTGAGTGCCTTTTTGTGCACACTCCGTACGGCCATAAAGGCATTAAAGCGCTCCCAGCCGGTGATCTCTTTGAGCCCCTGCTCGGTGGCCAGTTTGAGCACGATAGACCGCTTCCTGCGGATCTCATTATCCACGGCGCCCTGCACCATAACCGGAGCATTAAACTGGTTCTCGAACTTCCAGCAGATATCCCGGATCTCATCCTCCGTGAGATCCCTGGTGCTGGAGGTACGCCCCTGGGTCCATACGTACACCAGATCGTGACGCTGATTGTCATCGATGCCCGCTTTACCCAGCAGGGTCATTAATTTTTTATGCGAACTCATTGCGGGTGGCTTTAACGGTGATATCCTGCTTGGCTGCATGCTCAGCCTGATCAATACAGGCCGATATTACGCCCGTCCAGGTGGGATGATTCCAATAGTGCCTGCGGAGCTTCTTGAGCCCGTGTACAACCGTAGCATGATCCAGCCGTACCTCACGCCCGATCTCACCCAGCGAGAGATCGGTAAACTCCCTCAAAAGGGTGGCCAGGGTGTAACACCTGACCACCTTTTCGTAAGGATACCGCTCGGGCAGGGCCGAGAAATGCCGGTCAACGATCCCCCGGAGTCTCCGGATGGTTACCCGCTGGCCGGCAACGGCCTGCTCGCGCATCTTGCGCCATTCGATGCCAAAAGGATTGTGACTCATCGCCGGGTTGTGTTCACCATTTTACTGGCAATAATCAGCCAGTGATCTACGCCGTCAATCGTTGTGGGCTGCGGAGCAACCGAAAACCGGATGGCGTTTTTCTTGCCCTGGTTAAATACATCCTGCACTTTTTTGGCAATCATCGCGCACTGGATCAGCCTGTGCCCCCCCTTATCAGAGGTGCGGGTTTTAAAGCCATCCATGCGCTTGATGATAAACCAGTCCTTTTCGTGCTCGGGATCATTGGCAATCACCACCCGGTCATCCTCGCCCACCTGCATCACCTCGATCAGTTTCGAGTTGAGAGTGATACATCCGGAGTTAGCGAAGGAGATCGAAGGATCGCCGCAGTATGAAGCCCGGCCGGCATTTTCAGGAGTGAAATAATTCAGCTTCATATCTTCCCGTCTGAAAGTTCGTTCAGATGCAGCGTGTAGCGCTTATCCGGGATCAGTCCGCGGAGAATTTCACCCGTAGGATCACTAAGAACCAGCTGGGTTTTGGGATCAACGTCACGGGTTTTCTCGCCCGTTTCCGAATCGATAAACTCGGGTACCAGGATCGCTTTTTTGGATCCGGTTTTTGCATCCTTGTCAAAGGACTTGCATACAAATCGTGCTACTTCCATAATGGTGCTAAAATTTAGATTAATGGTGTTTATCAAACATTCTCTTTATCCTGCGCCGCTCGGGACGGCTCATGTTTTGCGACTTTAAAAACTCATCGTTGTAGCGTGAATAATCCAGGGTAACGGGAGCATATTGGCCCGATCGATCCGGGAGGTAGGCAACTGTACCGTGCTTCTCAATAAAGGCATCGGCCAGATTTTTTACGACCATCACATCCATGCGGTCCAGCGATAACTGCCTGGCAAATTTCTCACCCTGCAGACCCACCACCATAACCTTAAGTTTAGGTTTGCGAGCGGGTGAAATGGTGTTTATATCTTCCATATTGATAGCTATTCACGTTGTTAAGTGATCTGTACTCCCGGCCGGACTCGAACCGGCATACCCGGCGTGAAAAGCCGGTACCCTAACCCTTAGGTGACGGGAGCATCCGTTACTCGGTCCCTTCCCGATCGAGAACGGGCAGCGATGCGAAGGTCAGCGGAACCATCACATCCTTGTCAATGTTTGACTTCCTGTAGAAACTCACATTCATGCTGATTAAAATCGTGTTGTGGGCCTCTTTAAACAGCTGCATGGCCTTCCTCCAGCGCTCGTCTTCATACAGCTTTTCTTTGCTGATCAGCGTCTGAATGTTGGCCGGGTTGAAGTCGCCCTTATCGCCCCGCTGCAGGAGTGAGGTAATCAGCTCAAAGGATCGCTTGTCGCGCTTTTTCACCATCGCCGTAAGGAACTCACGGATCAGTTGCTCAGCCACATTGGCCCGTTCGTCGTATTCCTGGCGGGTGTTACGTTCCAGGGAAACTTTAACGGTACCATCCGAGCTGCGGATCGAGAAACCACCCTTTGAGTTCCCACGGAGTTCGCCGTACTTATCGGCCATGTCTCTGAATGTCATCATCCGGGTATATGATTTCTGCTTAAAGGCAACCAGCTTTTCACTCAGCTGCTCAGCCTCAACCACCAGTGACATTGCGATCTGATCACGGGTGGCCTCATAATCCTCCCGCTTCTGCCGCTCCTGATCCTGCTGGTCCAGTTGGCGTCTCTTAAGTTCGGCCAACAGTTCTTCGTTTGATAAATTGTTTAACTCGCTCATCTGTGTATACTTATTTAGGAAATATTTTGTCTAAAACCCACTCCGGGATCGGGGCCCCGTACTGACGGAGAGTAGTTACCAGGTCTGCATGGGTGAGGATGGTATCACCGGCCTCACTGCAGATCATCTTAAGGTTACGTGCCCACCAATCCCAAAAGGCCGGATGCGTGCGGAGCCGGTCGATCAGCTGCGGCAGGGTAAGACTCTTAAAGGAGACCCTCCGGCGAACGCGGGTAAACTGCTCATCAAAGGCTTTCCACACGCGTATGCGGCTCTGCAGGCGATCGATATAATGATTACCGGTCTCATACCAAAGGTTTACCAAACGGTCTTCTTTCAGGCGTATGCGGGCGCTCACGCGCGCTACGGGCGCGGCCTGTATCCGGGAGCTGATCACCACGCCACTCATCGCCCAGCCTCCATCCGTACCTTGTATTTAATCACCTCGCGGCTCACGGTCCTAAGATCCATGGATCCGTTACGGTTCACATCCTTAAGGATCTGGCGAACGCCTGCCTCTTCGCGGATCCCGTTGGCCCGGATCACCTCGATAGCCATCTCCTGCATGATCTGCTTACGCACCTGAGGCTCACCCGATACATGCTTGCTCGATCGTTTACCCATCCTAGAGAAGATCTCGGTCCAGCCTACTTTTTCGCGGGCGATATTGCGCTCGATCTTACGGCGCAGTCCATCGGCACCCACGATGTAAAAGCCACAGATCCCCTCCAGGTTATTATACAGGCGCTTGAGTTCCAGAAAAGCGCTGTCCTGCAGATCCCCGGCTTCATCCAGGATAATCAGCGGGTTCTCCGTGAGCTGGATGGCATACATCACTTCCTCAATCACCTCATCGATGCTCGTGGAGTATCCTTCCACACCCACTGCCTTAGCCAGGTTCCGGGCAAACCGGCCCCGCTGGCGGCAGTTGGTACAGTCGATGTAATACACGTGCCGGTGTGTTTTTGCGTAGCTCTTGCAGGCGAAGGTTTTACCCGTGCCGGCGTCGTCAACCAGAATCGCTGTAAAATGAAACTTCTGACAGAGGTCCAGCTGATGATCAATGAAGGTTTTCATCGAGGTCTCGGCAGTCATCCACCGCATGTCGTCGCTGCGGGAAAAGCCCACGATCCGGGCTACGTGCACCCACTTCTTGTCGCCGATCAGCTGGGTATTCCGGAGCCAGTTCTGATGGCGGATGTTACTCAGATCGGCTGAGGAGAGGTTCACGCTCCGGGCAAACTGCGCCTGGTTCATGCCTTTGGCCTCCATCAGCTCGATCAGTAATTTTCCGATCTGCGTTTTTTCGTCTTGTAAAAGATTCATAGCTTTGTAGAGTTAAGTAGATTTACATCTGATCGATGGCGTCCTGGCGGGGATCTTTCAAGTGAACCCGCAGGGCGTCATCTTCGTTTTCATCATCGTCAAAATCATTGCGCACGGTAACGCCGTTTAAAGCGTATTCGAACTCCTCGTTAACCCTTTCCTTAGCCCGATGTTTGAGACTGGTATCGGTAATCCGGAGCTCGTAAGGATCCAGCATCGAGGCAGAGATCTCATCGGTATCCAGTGTGCGCGGATCCACGGCCGAGCCGATATCCAAAAGCCCCTTTACATCCTTAACCTGAGCCTCAAAAACATCAGCATTCCTGAGGGCACGGGCCTTGCGCTCCATGTGATGGCTCTCGGCCAAACGATGATCGCTCGTTTTCTCGATCTCAGCCTTTCCGCTCAGCCCGGCCAGCTCGCAAGTGAGGATATATTCACCCGCCAGGTTGTACAGATCCGCCTGTTTTTTATCGTAACAGATCTGCACCGGGATCTGAACCCCGTGGCCGGTCATCCGGCTGATCTTTTCCAGTCCTGAGGTCTCATAATCCGGGATCTCATACCGGGTAATGGTCCGCTGCTTACCCAAGCTGCGGGTGATATTCACAAAACCGCGCATTCCGCTGATATCCATACGGGTAGATTCGCCAAAAAGCTGGCGATACACCCGCGGGTCGATCGGTTTGCAGTCGGGATGCTTCTGCTCAAAGAGTTCGGCCGGCGTGTAACCGCCCGGCATCGGGGTATTGTTCCACTCGCTCACAATGGTTGAAAACTGAGCGATCACCTCCTGATAGGTAGGCAGGTCCTCGTTATCCATCACGTGATCCGGGTTCGCCTGACCCTCGATCCCGCAGTTAAACGAGGTGCGAAGGAAGTTATCGAACTGGCGGAGCGTCTTTTTGAAGAGCCGGAAATGCGTCTCGGCATCGTTGGCCTGGGAGTTGCCCGGCTGGATGGTACGCACCCGGTTAAACACACCCTCCAAAAATTGTTTGCCCTGTGCCCCGGTATAAGCCCCGTGGTTATCGCTCACAATCTCGAACATGGTTTGATCACCACCCGATTGAACGGCCATTTTTACGGCCGAGCGGACCATCTGAGGGGTTTCCTCGTGGGTTCCTTCCTGTGATGGAGCCCAACCGGCCATAAACCGGCTGGCTACGTCGGTAATGGTGATCACATAGAGGTTCATGCGGCGGCATTTACCGCTCTTATCGTAGTATTTATAGAGGATCGAGGCCGATCCGTCAGCTGCAAAGAGGCTGTGCGCATACTTAACCTTGTCTCCGGGGACGTACGTGAGCACCTGTTTTTTGAAATATCCCTCGCCATGGCGGGCTTTATCGGCCACCATACGGTTGGTCCAGCGCGATACACGGTGATCAAACGTCCTTTCGGCCACCGGGTCCACCCCAAAATCACGGCACCCTTCAGAATAATACCGGTATCCATCGGTCTTGGAGAGCTTAACCGGGCTGCCGGGGTTCATATATATATAGTATATCAGCGCCTCATGGATATCAAACGGCAGAATTTCGCCCGAATCACGGTCCATGAGCTTGTTTTTACCCACTTTCAGGGCATTATGGTTGCCAATGTTCTGATGCAGAAGTGCCAGGCGCTGAAGGGCCGGATCGGCCGGGAAAATGGCCACCTTGCGGCTCAGATAGGCGGGCGATGTTACTTTTAAGCCCTTTAAGCGCCTCTTTTTCAATAACTCCGTGCAAAGCTGCAGATAGTCGCCTTTCCCGCGGATTCCCACCTCCAGATACCGTTCCTGAGCGGTAAACCGCTGGATCATCCGGAGCCAGGCCAGCGCCTCGGTAAAATCCTGGGCAAACGGGGCCGGATAGTTCCTGGGCGACTCGAACCGGTACCAGTGCTCATCCTCTTTATTAATATAGGAGGGCACCTTTGCGCGGATCTGCTCGGCGGCATACTTCAAATGATCTTCTTCCATTAAAACTTCCTCCTGGTTGAGCGCCTCGAGGATCTCTTCCTCCGATGGGAACCGTAACCGGTACCGCTGCGGGGCCTTATTCGGGATCCGTTTCAGATCATAAAAAAACCGGCCGCCACTGTGCGCCCAGCGCCAGCTTTTTCCCGTATCGGGAAGAAAGGAATGATGCTGATACTGCGGGGCGACGGTCATTTTATATCGGTTTCTATTCAACCTTAAATATTGATCACCTATCTCGCACTCTTCAATCACCCACTCCTGACTGATCCAAAGGGTTTGACCCTTGGAATCGGTTCTCAGAAGCACATTAGCGGGATTCAGTGACATACATTCTGTTTAGGGCCCCGGCAGGTTCCGGTGTAGCTGCTGGCTGAGAAATTCCGGGGCTTGAATTCGGGATCGGAGAATCAGGAAATCAGAAATTGTTCATACAATTTCTCAAATGTTTTACCGGCATATTCCGCCAGAGTACTGGAAGAAAAGCAAAGCCGAGAACCGACGTTCGTGCACGTATACGAAGCCCCGATATTCGAGTAAACGTAACCGAAACCCGCATGCGCCCCATCAGCCGCATTACCACCAACGAGATTGACGTAGAACCATGGATAATACACCCACTTACCGAGTTGTGGTTTCCAATCACCATTAAGGGCCTTAGCCAAATACATTAATTTAATCTCAGCCTCGATCCTTGAGCGAAACTCCTCCGGGATCATGCTCAGATCTGGCATTTCAATGCCTAAATCTTCAAAACAGGTTGGTAAATTCATCGGTTAATTATTTGGAGTTAGTAGAAAGTTGTTCTGTTATTTTATCGGCCTCAGCACGGGCTTCTTCCAGGGTACGATCGGCACCTGTGAGAGCCGTGGAATAATTGCCATTAACATAGATCCGGAAACCACCGGTAAATTCAAGCACCTCAGCGGAGAGTGAGGGAGAGATCCACTTCTGCCACAGATGACAGTTGAGTTGCCGCCAGGAGGCGGGTTCTCCTATGATGGGCTTGGTTTTCATTTGGGAGACTTATAATAGTTGTCGCGATCGGCACGCTGCTCAACAATATAAAGGGTACTCACCACTACATACGTGCCGGCTAACCCTATCACTCCAGTCAAAATGAGGTCCTGAGATTTAACCAGGGCGCCCACTGCGATCGCCAGGATGCAAAGCGCTACAATCGTTGGTGTAATCCACCATACAAAACGGGTAAAAGCGCTAGATTTCATGGCGGGTGATTTTGATAACCGGATACTTCGATACAATGGTTGCTCCGATAATGTGGATACGGAGCGGGCGACCTACCTGAATGGAGGTTAAGTCAACCAGATCCCCGATCCAATCCTTTCGATAGGGTCTGGAATCCAGTATATAACCATCCGCATCGAGATCCCATTCCAGATAGTCCTGGCCACGGTCCTCAAATTCGATTGTTTGAGCTTTTTTCTTCATTGATATAGGATTTAAGTAAAGTCGGAGACGGATTCAAGGCTAAGCACCTGGATGAATTGGTGCTCAAGTAAATACGTGTATTTTGTGGTTTTCGTATCCCTGGTAACCTTTCCATAAACCACCAAATACACGTATTTACTTGAGCATCCGACCAGTTTGCTTATGTTGGTAAGATTGCCCCGTAATTTTTTTTTGTCTAATTCGGAATATTTTGCCATACCTTTGTTCATAATTGTCAGAACAAAAATAAGTGCAAAATTCCAACTATGCAAGAACCTAAGAGGAAAATTTCACTGGTTAAAGAAAGAATTTTACAATACATTGAGATTCAAGGCATCTCAAACTATAAATTTTATGCCTTAACCGGAATAGCCTATGGCTCTCTATCAAAACCAGGTGGTATAACTGACGACGGACTGGTGAAAATTTGCAACCGTTTTGTCAATTTAAATCCAGAATGGGTGTTATTAGGAACCGGGCCTATCGAAAGAACAAAAAGTGACGAAAATGTTATCATTGAAGACAAGGCGAAAAATGATAACAAAAACGATAACATTTTGTACCATAAACAAAAAGTGACGAAAATGTTATCATTGATGGAAGAGAGTGGCCTATCAAAATATTCTCACGATCCAATACAATTACATATACCATTAATTCCTTCCCGGACGTTCAGTATAATCCAATCTGAACCAGATTTGAACCGTTTCGAGATGTATCGGATTCCTGGGCTCCAGGAGGCTGATTTTTTGATCCCTTATTATGGAGAAGATATGGCCCCAACAGTGGCCGCGGGTAATATTGTGGCCGGTAAAATCATTCCTAAGGCGCCGTTTTACACATGGGGCAGGATACACATGTTCGAATTGGAGACGTATGGAATTGTAATGGGCCG